GGAGGTTGAGTGATGTCAGTTTGTGATCATGAGTGGTTTGTTGAGGGACCTGGGGTCTCAGCCTCTCAGCTCTTAATCGCCTGTGGTGTGTGCGGTGTGTTGGGCGAGGCTCAGGTCACTGCTATCCTTGAGGGGGACGAAGGAGAAGACGATGACTGAAGATAAGATCGTTATTTACATGAATGACTCTTTGGGAAAGCGATGGTCCCGGGGGAAGTACGCCGCACATGCGGTTCACGCCGCTCTTGAGGCTTTTGGGGTCCATCCGGGACTGCCCGTGGTGGTGTTGGGGTCCAAGCCCCGAGCCATCAAGCGTATGCGTGTGTTTATCCGTGATGAGGGACGCACTGAGCTGGAGCCTGGCACCCTGACCGCAGGTACTGACTATAACCCTCCTTCTTCCCGACCTCAAATTTGCAATGACCCCGACTGCCACTTCGACAGAGAGCATCCTGAACATGACTGACCTTGATAGCTTGACTCTTCGAGCCAAAAGACGGAGACGAGAACTTGACCAGAAGTCTGGTGAGGCTCACGCTCTAGCAAGCTTGAAGACTAGAACCGAGGAAGAGATCGTTCACCTTAAGTCAGAGATTGTTGAACTGGAAAAAGTCTCGATGTTGCTCACTTCTATTGCAGAAGACCAGCAGTTTAAAGCTCAAGAGGCTATTGAGACTTTGGTTACCGAGGGTCTACAGACTATTTTTGATGACTCTCTGTCCTTCCATATTCTGCAAAAAGTTTCTGGAAAGTCGGCAACTGTGGAGTTTGTTATACGCACCACCACAGTTGAAGGCAGGGTCTTTGATACCTCGGTTCTCGACGCTAGAGGCGGTGGGCTGGCCGCTGTAGTGGGATTCCTACTTCGTCTTGTGGTTCTTTTGTTGAGACATGACCATGACAAAGATAACGTCCTGGTTCTGGACGAGACTTTTGCTCACGTTTCCGACGAGTATCTTCCAGGTCTAGGAGAGTTTCTGCGTCAGCTGGTTGACAAGACAGGAGTTCAAGTTATCCTAGTTACCCACCAAAGCGAGTTCATGGAGTTTTCGGACAGAGTATATCGCTTTGCCCTCAAAGACGGTGTCACTCAAGTTCGAAAGGAGAAGTAGGTGAGGCTATTAGTTACTGGCTCAAGAGAACCCTCTGATCCTGGGTATGTCAGAGCCGCCCTTTTGTTAGTGGCTTCATTCCATCACCCTAACGTGACCTTAGTTCATGGAGGAGCGAGAGGTGTGGATACGCTCGCTGGGGAAGTAGCTAACGAGAAGCAATGGAAGGTGGAGCCTCATCCCGTGACCCCCGAAGACTTTTCTTTACACGGCAAAAGAGCCTACTTTCTGAGGAATAAGAAGATGGTTGACCTTGGAGCAGATCTGTGCTTTGCTTTCCCTCAAGGGGCTAGTCCCGGCACCCGTATGACCATAAGATTAGCCGAAGAGGCCGGAATTGAGACGCGGGTGTTCGAGCTCCAGTGACCGATGGTAACCCAGAGGGCGAGGAGGAGAACTGTGAACTATCCGGATCTTCTCCTCGCACCTCGAAAAGTGCAGATGAAAGCCCAGACTTTTGGGATCCACGACTTCTGTGCGGCAACTCCGGATGAATCTTGCGCTAGATGCCCTCACCTTATCAAAATGGCTTATGACTGTTTTTATGGTCACATTACTGACCCAGAGGCTCTTCAGAGAGCCATACGCAACGACATTCGGAGTGAGGCTCGTAAAGGATGAATGAATCTCTTTTCTTGAAGTATCGGCCCAAGGAGTTCACTGACTTAGTTGGGCAGGATCTCTCCTCTCTGGCCCTTCAGAGAATGATTGAGCTCAACAGAGTTCCCCAAGGATTACTTTTTTCGGGGCCCTCAGGGACCGGGAAGACCTCAGCGGCTAGAATTCTTTCTCAGTCGTTTGGGGGGCAGGTAACAGAGATTGATGCCGCCTCTAATCGGGGCGTTGATCACGTTCGCTCGTTGATCGATTCCCTGCGATACATGTCCGGGTCTCAGGTTACCATCCTAGATGAAGCCCACAATCTTACCCGCGAGGCTTTCAATGCCTTCTTGAAGACCCTAGAGGAGCCCACCCCCGGGACCATTTTTCTCCTCCTTACTACTGAACCCCACAAAATTCCTGATAGTGTTAAGTCCAGGCTGATGGAATTTGAGTTTAGGCGAATCTCCTCATCAGAGACCCTGAATCTCTTGATGAAGGTCTCTTCTCTTGAGAATATTGAGGTTCCAGATTCTCTTCTTAAAGTGTTAGCTGGGGAGGCTCAGGGTAACCTTCGCTCAGCCTTGACTTCTCTGGAATTCATCCAGCTTTCGGGAATTACTTCGGTATCTGACTATCTTGAGGTGAACGGAAAAACTGACTTTGCTCCTCAACTAGTCAAGTTGATGTGCTTTGGGGATTATGGCTCGATCCTTTTGGAGTTGGACAGTGTTCTCTCTACTGTGGCCTCTCCTTCAGTGATCTCCTCAGCCTTGCTTGAACTGTATCGAGATCTTCTGATTCTGAGGTCAGGCGGCTCACTCGACCGAGAAGGCTCTTCTTATGACATCCGCAAGGAGCTCTCGGTGGAGATTGACAGAGAGCGTCTTCTTTCTGTGGTGAAACTTATGTGGGATCTGAGAACTAAGTTGAGGGTGTCTGATGACCCTAGAGGGTCTTTGGAGATGGCAGTGATTCTCATGTCAGATGTACTTTCCCAAGGAAAACCTGAGCCTAAAGATACAACTGTGGTAGAATCGAGTAAAGTCCCCCGACCCCAGAAAGTGTCAGACTCTTCCGAAAAGATGTCATTGCACGACATACAAATTTCTTGAGGCCTCTTACTAAGGAGAAGCTGTGTCTACTATTCTTGTCACCGGAGGTTCCGGGTTCATCGGGTCCCACACTGTTGAAAGACTTCTTCGGGACGGCCACGAAGTCATTTCTTTTTCTAGGTCAGTGAAGCCTGCTCCCAGGAAACAAGGACTTCGATCCTTCTTAGGGGATATTCGAGATGAGACATCAGTTTTTGAGGCTATGGCTCATTGTGACGGGTTCATTCACCTGGCTGGCATTCTGGGCACCCAAGAGACCATTCAAAATCCGCGCCCTTCTGTAGACACTAATGTCCGAGGGGGCCTCAACGTCCTAGAAGCGGCGGCTAGATACAAGGTCCCCGGAGTAAACATTGCGGTTGGGAACCACTGGGAGCAAAACCCTTATTCAATATCTAAGTCTACCGTTGAGCGGTTCGCCAAGATGTATAATCAGTACCGAGGTACGAACGTAGCCGTTGTCCGAGCCTTGAACGCCTATGGCCCGGGGCAGTCTGTCGCCGCCCCTTATGGCACCTCTCAGGTACGCAAGATCATGCCAAGCTTCGTGATGCGGGCCCTCAGGGGAGACCCCATCGAGATCTATGGAAACGGGAGCCAGGTTATGGACATGATCTACGTCTCTGACGTGGCAGACATTTTGGTAGACGCTTTGTATTACACCAAGGCCGGAGGTGAGTCGGGGTCAGATTTCTATGAGCCCGCTACGGGTCTGGAAGCTGGTACCGGAGTTACCACCACAGTGTCTCAGATAGCCCGCTCTGTCTGTGAGGAAGTCGGGGTTGACTCTGGTAGAGCAATTCTACACGTTCCTATGAGAGACGGCGAGAAGCCCAACTCTACCGTTCTTGGTGATCCGTCTACGTTATGGCCTGTGTATGGAGACTATCCTAAAGGTTTCATTTCATTAAAGGATGGTGTCAAGAGAACAGTGGAGTTTTACAAAAATGTCTACTAAGATCATTCATCGCTTCTGGGCTGGCCCTAAAGAGATCCCAGAAGACTATGCAGAGTTTGGGTTCATGTGGGACAAGATGAATCCGGACTGGGAAATCAAGATGTGGACTGAAGAAGACATCAAGGAATTTCCTACTCTGGGCAAGGTTTTCAACGACTTCTATCGTAGAGACGAGGGACGTCAGGGCATTGAGTTATATGTTCAGATGGCTGATGTAATGGGATATGCTCTCGTTCATAAATTCGGTGGAATGTATGTAAACTGCGACATCGAACCAATTAGGCCTCTCCCCGAACTCCCTAAGAAGGCTTGGGCTTCATACGAGAATGACATCAATGATGTGGTCAATGCTGTTATTGGAGCTCCCGCTCCCCGGAATGTCTTTTGGGGCCGTCTCCTGTCGAAGCTTCCAGCCCGCTATTTCTTGAACCCCACCGATGAGATGGTTCATACCACAGGTCCTGGGCTTTTGACGGACATGGCCCGACGCTTACCAGAAAGGATTCACGTCTTCCCCAAAGAGACTTTCAATCCTGTGCACTGGTCTAAGATCTCGCCAGGAGGAGATGCTAAAAGCTTCAGAGATTCTCTCCCTCCGGAAACTATAGGGGTGCATCACTGGGGACACAAAAAAGATGGAAGGACCAATTACATTGAATCCGCAACCCAGCCGAAGTAGAGCTGTAGCCTTCACCGCCTATGACAGGCCCGGGTATCTTCGGGAATCTCTGGAGTCCTGGCGGAAAGTTCGAGGGATGAATCGGTGGTACTTCTATCTCACTGTTGACCCTTCTGGGGAAACTCAGGAAGTAGTTGATCTCTTCACGCAGTTTGCCCGAGACATGAGACTTCCTGATTGTGTGGTGAAAGTTAATCCTAGAAGGTATGGGGTTCTTCATCACCCCTGGGCCTCTTTTGATCATCTCTTTAGTAACTTAGGAGTAGACCAGGTTCTTAGGGCGGAAGATGATCTTCTCGTTTCTGATGACATTCTAGAGATGTTTGAGTGGATTGACAACACCTACTCTGAAGACACGAGAGTCGCCTCTGGGCACTCCTATTCTGGGGCACTGGAGGGGGACCCCAGAATTATTTCCAAATCTACTCGTTTCGAGTCCCTTAATTGGTGCACTTGGAGAGATAGATGGAATGACTTTATGCGGGACACATGGGATCATGATTACTCGACTTTCAATGGGGTCCCAGGAAGAGAGTCTGGGTGGGATTGGAATTTGAACACCAGAATTTATCCCAAGTTTGGTCTTCAGGCTGTCCGACCTCAGCTCAGTAGAACTCAGAACATTGGTCTTCAGGGAACCCACTCCACGCCTCAGAACTTTTCACAGAGCCCTTCTTTCAGGGAAGAGTATGGGGTAGTTTCTTACGCAGAAGGACGATAGTAGCACTATGTCAGATAGCGCAGATCGAAGAGACCTTCAGGTTGAGGATACCCTTGACCTGGCTTTTGACCTGCCACAGGAGTTTGAGGATGACCCTTACCTGTCCTCCCTGTATCGGGAAATCATTGCTCGGTTGAGGGTTGAGGCAAACGGCCTTCCTATGAACACTGTTCAGACTCTTCTTCTAGAGCGCATTGCTTTCTTCTACATTAATCTAAAGAGGTCAGAGAGGTCTGAAGCTCTCAGCCCAACCAGACACAAGGACTTAGTCTCGTTCTGGCTTAATATGACCTCAGAGTTCAACAAGCAGTTAGCCGCAGGACATGAGCAGTTAAGAGACGCTCTTCTGTTGTCTATCTCTAAGATGGTAATGAGCAAGATTGATGAGATCGAGGACCAGGAAACCCGCCAGCAGTTGAGAATCCTTCTCTCTGAGGGATTCGCAGAGATGGGGCTCTGATGATGGACTCTGATGACAGAGATCTGATTGTTCTTTTAGCCAGTAGCTCTGCCAGCCTTGCCGTGGCCCCGGGCAACAAGGATAATTGGGTGGAGCGTGCTGGTCCTGGAGGTCAGGGCGGCGAGCTCCCCCGCTATGTCCGAAAGATCGCCAGAGGGATAATGAAGTCAGGGAAGAGCAAGTCTCAGGCTATTGCTATTGCTATTAGCCGTATCAAGAGATGGGCCCGGGGCGGCGAGGATGTCAAGGCGGACACACGAATCAAGGCCGCAAAGGCGTTGGCAGAGTGGACCGCTCTAAAGGCCAAGAACAAGAGAAATCAGATCGTTAAAGCCTCAAACTCCGAGGGAGAGTATTTCATGCTCTCATACTCTGGTGAGTTTAATACTGACCTTGTTCGCAGAGCCTGGAATAAGTTCCAGTCTGATCTCAGCAAGAAAACCTTTTCTGGGGACACCCCTGAAGAGGACATTCCTGTTTTCTGGATTGTCGAGCTATGGACCTCTCATATCATTGTTGAAAAGTCTACTTATGGCGAATATGATCAGTCTGAGCACTTCAAGATCCCTTATACAGTAGAGGGTTCTCAGGTCAACTTCGGGGTTCCAGAACCAGTGAAGTCTGCCTATGTCCCCGTTGAGTCAGACTTGACCTCGAATGAGAAGATCTTACTTTCTGATTTGCTGACTTCTTCTAAGGAGTAGCATATGAGAAGACTTTCGGATGAATTTCTCTTAGCTGGAGATGATCCTAACAGAAGCACTCTTAGTCAGGTCTTTGACGAGGAACCTGTCTCCCTAGACGTGTTTGTGCAGGATCAAAAGTTTCTTAATAACCCTCCCCTGTCGGACATCCAGTTTGAGCTTGTGCGTCATATTGAGCGTGTCTATCTTCCAGAGCTCTACCCTGCCATGGCTGACGAATTCGGAGGCTACTGGGAGGACACCTTAGACACCCCGATGCGGAACCTTATCACCGCACAGTGGGGCAAGGGTGGCGGAAAGGACATGACTGTTGGAGTGGCCTCTCTGAGAGTTGCCTACTTGCTGATGTGTCTGAAGTCTCCACAACAGCACTTTGGCATGACTTCCTCCAGCTCGATCCACCTCCTCAACATTGCCGCTAACGCTCCGCAGGCCCACCGTGCTTTCTTCGTGCCTCTAACCCGAGCCGTGAAGAGAGGATGGTTTAAGGACCGAGCTGAGCCCAAGATGAACACCATCATCTATGACAAGAACATCGAGGCTATTTCGGGACACTCTGACGCTGAGGGCCAAGAGGGTTTGAACCTGATCCTCGGGGTTGCAGATGAGATCGATGCTTTCAAGGCTCGCAATGAGCTCGTAGGCGGCGGAAGGAAGGCTCGCGAGGCCTCCACTACCGCTGAGGGTATTTTGGAGATGCTTAAGACATCTGCGTCTACTCGGTTCCCTCAGACCTATAAGCGCGTGGCCATTTCCTACCCGCGCTACCTGGGATCCACGATCCAAAAGCTGACGGAAGAGGCCAAGGTCAATGTTGAGCGTTCTCCATCAACCTCGATCTATTTTGCCTCTGGTCCCTATGCCACCTGGGAAGTAAACCCTCTTCGTAAAGGCAAGCAAGAGTTTGCATCTGACTATGAAGAGGACCCAGTGGAAGCGGCGGCTAAGTATGAATGCAAGCCTGCCCGGGCCACTAACCCCTACTACCGAAACTTCTACATCTTCAAGCAGGCTGTAGACAGGGATACGCAACCCCTTTCTGTAGGATATAAGCGACGCATGGTGGAATCCGAGGTTACCAAAGAGAAGACTTTGGGGTGGGAGCCAGTTTTCACTTTCTCTCCCGGCTTCAAGCCGATCCAGGGGGCTCGCTATGCTATGCACGGGGATCTCGCTATTTCAGGTGACCGTGCCGGAGTTGCGATGTCTCACATCTCTCACTATGAAGAGCGAGAAGAGGTTGTCGCTTCTGGAAAGGACGGAGAGCAAGTCACTCAGAAGACTTCAGTTCCTGTGATCCGCAATGACTTCACAGTGACGTTCGAGGCAGACTCCGGAGCTGAGCCTGCCCGAGAGATTCAAGTTCGGTGGGCCCGAGAGCTGGCTTTTGAGCTAGTTAAGCGTGGGTTCCCTATTGTGTCTTATACGTTTGACTCATTTCAATCAGCAGACAACATTCAGATCCTTCAACAGCACGGGATCCCTTCTGACAAGCTCAGTCCTGACCGAGACCAGAGCATTTGGCGGACCCTGAAAGATATTGCCTCCGAAGGAAGACTTCGAATGTCTTTTAATCAGTTGTTGCTCAACGAGCTTGAGGCCCTGTCTGTTTTCGGTAAGAAGGTAGACCACCCTCCTAACGGCAGTAAAGACGCCGCCGATGCTTTTGCTTGCTCCGTGGTGGGGGCCTTGGTCGCGGGGGGCGAAGAGGACCCTGACGGGACGATGGTAAACATGGGAGACACCATTTTTGAGGTCGGAGATGAGATACACTTAGCTGATGGGCTGGGTTCTCTTAGCCCGATAGGAATGGAGTCTATACTCTCTCTACCTTCTGGATTTGAGGAATACAGTAATGGCTAATACCAACCGAGCTCGTGGTGGAATGAGCGAGCCTGTTAAGATTGATGAGTCTAGGTATGACATCACTTTTGGTGTTGATGCCCAGCTTCCTTTCTCTACCCCATACTCCCCTACCACGATCCGGCCCCCTAAGCTTCGGGACGATACCCTCTATGAGGTCTCTCCTCTTGACTATGACCATAATGGGCCAACTATTCGCGAGCTTGAAATCATGCGAATGCGTGATGGCCAGGCCCAGGCTCTTCACCGCCTTCTCACTCTTCCTATTCGGTCTTCGCTCAAGACCTCTTCTATCGTCCCCGCAGAGGGAGGAGAGAAAGAGGCGAAGTTCATTGAGGATGTCTTCTATACCTCCCCATCTAACGGGGGAATGAGCGTCCCCTTCTCCCGTGTTATGGCTCAAATCCTTGAGGGGCTGTTCACCGGGTTCTCTGCTTTCGAGAAGGTCTTTTGGAAGCCCAAGCAGGGACCTCTGAAGGGTAAGATCGCCCTGAAGAAGTTGGCGTACCGCCCTTGCTCTACTGTTACGTTTGTGACGGACGACCATGGAGGTTTCGCAGGGTTCCGTCAGAGGGTTTGGAAGGGGCCACACCAGATTGACGTGTTCATTGAGCCCAAGTACGCGATGTACTACGCCGCCCAAGAGGAGCTTAGGAAGTTCTATGGAGTAAGCTTCTTCAACGCCGCCTTCTACCACTATGACAAGAAGTCCAAGCTCTACTACACAGGCCATCTTGCCGGTCAGCGTTCTGCTGTAGGAACTCGCCTTGGTACAGTGCCTCCGGGAGCTTCGAGGTCTCAGAAGGAAGAATTCTCTAGAGCTCTGGCTAATATGTCTCTCGCTCAGTATCTGGCAATCCCTGAGGGGTTCGAGGTTGAGGTTCTCAAGGAGGGTGGGAACTTTGATTACCTTGATCTAATTAACCACCACAATTCTCAGATGTCCAAGAGTGTGTTGGCTAACTTCTTTGACAAGGATCAGGGGAGTGGATCCTCTGGAGGCTCGGCAATAAGCTTTGCCGAACCCGGGGATGACATGTTCGTTTTGATGCTCAAGGCAATTATGGACGACATTGCCGATGCCATCAACAACTTCTTGATTCCTCAGCTAATTGAGCTCAACTTTTCTAAGGGTAGATACCCCCAGTTCACGTGGGGAACTCTTACTGACGCTCAGAAGGAGGCCATCAGTGCCACCTTTGATAAGCTCGCCACTGCTGGCCAGTCTCTTGCCATTACCCCTGAGTTCATGCGATCTCTTGAGGAGACCATGGCAGATGAGATGGGTCTTGATGTAGACTATACTGAGGTAGAAGCCCGGGAGCAGGAAGAGCAAGCGATGGCAGAAGCTCAGTTTGCTCTTGAGCAGGGTGAAGACCCTCAAGGGGGAGACCCTGAAGCTCCCCCCATAGACCCAGAAGCTGACGCTGAAGCTCTCGCAGAACTCGAAGCTCAAGCTCTAGCCGTTTAAGGAGAAACATCTCATGGCTCTCAATTCTTCTAGTGAGCGTAAGGTAGCCACCAAGGCGGGGGCTGATTACTTCGGCAAGCCGGTGGGGTCTGTGATCACAGCCAATGATCGAATGACGGCCAAAAACCGCAGGGCTCCCGTGACCATGGACCGCCTGCGTTCTCTGCGACGTCAGTTTGTTCAGGCGAAGCGTGTCGGAAGTAAGCCCATCATGGCGGCGGTCAACAAGCAGTTCCAGGAAGAGATCCGCATCTTTTCAGATACGGGAGGCAGGGACATCAAGGGTATTCTGGACGAGATGGACGCCAATCTCACGGATGGAATGAAAGATTCTACTGAATTGAATGATACTGATGTTGAAGACGGGAACAAGGAAGAATCCCCCGAACAAGCGCCCGAAGACTAGGCAATTTCCCTCAGGGACGATAGTATCCACATCAGTAGAATCTTTTAGGGAGCCCTTCCGTGTCAGCACCTCTTGATGATCCCCAAGAGCTCGATGAGCTCGTTGCCTTAGCCGCCCGCAGGCTGAGGAACTTGGGCGGTAGCAAGAGTCGGGGAGGCCGCTATGTTCGAACTCCCGAGGGGGCCCGACACTTCGGCCAGCCTGTAGGTACTCTCATCACCGCTGACATGGAAGCGGCGGCTGAGAGGCGTTCCGGTACCAAGGCCCCAAAGAATGCTCTGTCTTACGCGAAGCCCAAGCCTCAGACATCGGCACCCGGCTCTCGTCCTTTTGCAATGGGGGATCCCAAGAAGGATGGGCCTCATGTAGTCCAGCCTGTAAACAATCAGCCCGGCAACTCTTCGAAGTCTCAGAGCGTGGCTTCCAAGAAGGCGTCCACTCCTAGAGATGTTAATGCAGACAAGCCGAAGTTCGATGTTCCCACCAGGCTTAAGGAAACGCCATCTCTCCAGGGAGACAAGAAGTTTCGAGTAGGTAAGAAGGCTTACGATGCTCCAGAGGGTTCTCGCCTTATCAAGACCAAGGATGGTAAACTGGCTTATGTCATTGACCCCTCTGGTCGTCCCCACCTCTTCAATGAGCGTGGTGAGGTAGAGCTCTCCCTGGAAAATGAGAACCGTATTGCTCGACTGTTCACTGAAGACTTCTCTGAGGACGAAAAGTACTCTGTTGAGGAGTTTGAGGAAGGAGGCACTAACCTAGGTCAGGTTGGTGACTCTGTCCCCGGCCGGGATTGGCTAAAGAATACTGACCCCGGTTCTGTCATTTCTTTTGGCGAGGGGGAAAAGGTCCGCTGGAAGAAGGGCTCTGATGGAAACTGGCGTCGTGAGGAGGATGGAGACTCTGGCCCGCATTTTGAGTCTGAGGTTATGCCCTTTGACGAGAATACGAAGATCGAAGAAGTTCCCGAAGTCAGGTCCGACCAGGCCTTCGACCCAGCCATTGATGAAGTTGATGATACTGACCTTGATGAGCTGAACGCGGAAATAGAAGAGTCCATGGAGCGACTATCTCCTGAGGACCAAGATCTTGTTCGAGCCATGACATTCCAGATGCGCAGTATGGTCGCGGGTCGTTCCCTGGGATCTCCCGAGGGTGGGGACCGATCTGAAAGCGAAGACACGCGACAGCCCTCTGTCGGGGGGCCAGTAGATCGAGAGACTCTCAGTTCATCTAAGCCGGGCACTACAGTGTCTGAGGAAGACCCTGTCGAGAACCGAAAGATTCGTTGGACGAAGAACGAGGATGGCAAGTGGTACACCCGAGGGTCTGACGAGGGGGTTGAGGATGACTACTTCGATGAGTCCTCCTCTGCAACCTTTACGTCGGTCCCCGATTCCTCCCCCGAGGGTCAGTCAGATTCTCGGCCTGCTTCCGAGAGCTCCTCTTCTGCTGGGAAAGACTCCACAGAATTCGTGCCTGGTGATTCAGAAGCCGGTACTACGGTCACTGTCCCGGAGGGGGATTCTGGCCGCGTCTTCGTGAAGGTAGGGGATAACCAGTGGGTCTCCCCCTCCCCCGATGGGTCCAATGTTGACAGCTTCACTGATGACGACATGAAGGATAGGGACGTAACTGTCCTGCCTTCCTCTGACAGGCGCGCCGCCTCCGGGAGGCGCATGGCAGAACGCCGTAGTCGTGAGGCTTCCCCTCTTCCCTCAGCTGAGTCGGTTGAAGCTAACCAGCGCGCCCGCCGCGAGGCTTCCGAAGAAGCTAGCCGTCGAGGTCGCGAGCTTATGAAGGCTGACGAGAGGCGCAGGGCTGATGAGGCTAGAAAGAACCCAGCTGAGGTCTCTGATTTGGATGGGGCTGGGGCCGGAGAATCCGTGACTGTGGTTGACCCTGACGGTTCTGTCAAGAGTTGGAAAAAGTCCGAGCAGACGGGCAATTGGCACGACTGGGACCGAGACAAGATCAGTCCTTTCTCCGAGGCGTTGAACGGCACGTCAGACAGAGAGAAGAGGGGCCTTTCTTCAGAAGAGCTTCTTGAGGAAAGTGAGGCTGTCTCCAAGCCCGCTTCCCGTCGAGGTCGGGGTACTTCGGAGGGAGAGAGTGCTCGCCCAACTCCCCAGCCTGACCCCAACAACCCCAATGATCTTTCCAACGCCGAAGAGGGCGATGTTGCCTATGCTCAGGATGAAGATGGCAACGACCGAGAGTTCTTGAAGTCTCCTAATGGATCTTGGATGTCTGCTCCTGAGGGTAAGGACACCTTTGAAGAGTGGTCTGATGATGAGTTGAGAGAGCTCGGTGGGGAGCTCGATCCTACTCGCACTTCTGTAGACTTCCCCAACGCTTACGGATCTCACACCAATCAGGTCCAGCCTAATGAGGAGGCCGCTCCTACTAGCCCTGAAGGTGCTGAGTCTTCTCCCCGCCCTCGGAGGAGGAGAGGGCGTAGAAAGTCCGTCCCTGGATTTGATGAAATAGATACGGGGGATTCAGGGGCTAATGACGAGCTCTTCGACCCTGACGCTGAGCCTCAGGATCTTCCTGAAGGAGAAGATGTCATCCCCAAGGCCAATGAGTTTGAAGAGGTTGACCAGCCGGGAGATGAGGCTCGTAAGCGCCCTGGAGGCAAGATGCCCCAGCGCAAGCCTTCGCCAGATCTTCCTGATACCGACACTCTCGGGAACCCTGATGGCTTCTCTCCCACTCCAGTGGGTGCCGAAAATCAGGAGTGGTCACTTCAGCCTAAGGACACCATTACCCGTGAATGGTTCCGTAACGCCCCTGCCGGTTCTCAGATCACTGCCCCCGATCCGACCTCTGCACGCGGAGAGTCCATCTGGGAGAAGGATCTCAACGGAGAGTGGAACCGAGTTGTCGGTCGTGCCGGTCACTTCAGTCCGCGCTCAACTGGTGGGGCCGGTAACGAGGGCCCGGGTCACAACTTCAACATTTTCGAGCCCGATGGGTCCCTTTCTGAGGAGTTCGGGGATTACAAGGTTGGTAAGTCGGGAGACGATTCTTATCGACCAGAGTTTATTCCAAATCGGTATAACAGGATCATTGCTCGTGAAGCTGACCTCGATGCCATGTTGGAGAATGACGGCAATGTAGTTGTTGTTCACGACCCCTCGAACAGCATTCGAGTCAATAACGTCACGAAGAACCTCACTGTTGTGTCGAAAGACGGCAAGTGGTTTGGAGTTACTTCGGACGGTCTTGAGTTCATTGGAACCACCCAAGAAGTCGGATTTGATAAGGGTCACCTTTTTAAGGCCCCCGGAGACGACTACACCGATGTCATTCCTCCGGATCTCAAGAACTTCAGGCACCCTGGAATGTCTCCAACTTCCGTTTATCACGGGCGGGACATTGAAGTAGGAGAGTTCCCCACGGGGGCTATTGTCTATAGAGTTCGAACCGATAAGGAATCTAACACCACCGGAGAAAAGCTTTACGCTTACCGACAGATCGGTCCCGGTCAGTGGGTGGGAAATGAGTTTGGTGAGGGATCTATATACTCTACTGAGCGCCTGAACACTACTCTCGGAGGGGAGTTCTTTGTGGATGACTCTCCAAGGATCTTGGAGAGGTACAACGCAAGATTGGATGAGTACGGTCGTCCTCTATACCACCACCTGGACGATCCTGACATCTCTCCACAGTTCCACCCCGAGGCTGACCTCCCTGAGGCTCTCGACTACAGTGCTGGTGAGACCATTGCTCGGTTCTCGCACATCCTTGAGCACCCTGAAGGTACTGTACTTCGAGTACGGGGTACCAGTGTTACCCCTGATGTGTATATCCGTCGTGAGTCTGACGGGTGGCATGAGATGAATGGTCCTGATTCTGTATCTCCTCGTGTTTCTTCTCTCGGTGAGTACACAGATGCGTTCTCGGACCCGAACCGGGGGATTTCCTTCGTTTCCTTCGGGGGTTCGTATGATGACTCGTTCCAGGGGGTTGACCTCTATCCTGGAGGTCCTTCGGTTTCAGCTGGGGACGTTAGATCTGTCATCGACGCCTTAGACAGCTACAGTGGCCCTCACGTGGCCTCCGCCTTGCGCCCCCTTGAGGGGTCCGGTAATCCGATTCTTGATGCAGATACACTGGCGGTTCTCCAGTCGAGGGCCGCTAGAGCTTTCCCCAACAATGACCGAAAGCGTCAGCTTTCCAACTACCTTCGTCAGCAGTTGGGCGAAACCCCACAAGATATTCAAACTCGGGACTCTTCTGTCCCCCGAATTGCTTTCGGGGACCCGCAAGGAAGAAGAGTATCCGGTAGCAATGGACTGAACGGAATGCAGGTTTCGGCTGAGGAGCTTGACGAGGCTATCACTATCTTGGAAGAGACTCGCCTTTCCACAGCTAAGCGTGCCTTGATGGAGGCTGACAGTCCCCTGAGCTCTCTAGATCCCAACAAGGTGCTAGAGTATAGGAATGGGGGGCCCATCTCGGTTCCCGAGGGAGAGAAGCCTTCTGAGTACAAGAAGCGTAAGTTCGTGGACTACTTGAAGGCGACCAGAGCATCTTTCGAAGATATGGAAGAGCCTACTCCGACTCCTGAGCCTACTCCAACCCCTGAGTCCGCTCCGACTCCTGAGCCTACTCCAACCCCTGAGTCCGCTCCGACTCCTGAGACCACTCCCGCTCCTGAGGTAACGGAGGACCGAAGCCCCGGACCCTCTTCTGTTTCTCCTGAGAGGCAGGCATTGAATTCTGCTGTTGCTTCCGCCCTCAATGCCAGAGAACTGAGGGATGCTCTTTCAGCCAGGTTCCCTGGGGTGGAGATCAAGGGCCTTGACTCTCAGAGGTCTGACGTCTTCCCTGACTTCAAGGCTAAGGCAGTTCACTTCGCTGAACAGTCGAGCGATTTCGAGTTCGGAGACCTTCGAAGCATCTCCCTTTCAGTTCACAGTTCTGGGAAGAAGTCCCACGCTGGGGGGTGGGTGCAGTTCAGCTACTATGGGAGAGGGAACAAGATTACGCTCAACGCGGGGGCCCACTTCACCCAGTATGATTTTGACGGAATGTTAAATGATGGCGATTTCCGAGCACCCAGAGGGGCAGATGTTCATCAGTACACAGCCACCCACGAAATGGGTCACCTCCTGCACACAAACTTTGGTCCCGAGGAGGCTAATGCCCTCAGCGCACGGGTCCAGGCTGTCCTCAGAGAAGACAACAGTGTGGTCAATGGGGATGTAACCCGTGAAGGTCTGATTTCTAAATATGCCGCTTCTAACGTTTATGAGATGGTGGCGGAAGCTTTTGCCATGACCCGTCTTTATCCGGACATAGCGTCTAGAATTGAGAAGAGAATCCATGATTTGCTCATGGAAATGTATGAGAGGAATTCGTAGATGTTTAACCCACACTATTTAATGACTAGAGAAGACATTGAAGAACTAGTTGATGAGACCGTAGAGGAAGGTTTTATTTCTTTAGGGCCCTGGCCGAAAGAATTGATGGAAAAGTTGGCTTCTCTTCTCAATGAAGACATTACCCGGGACGAAGTTTTGTCTTATGCCGATCAAGTTTTAGTGGGTAAGCCTCTCTCCTCTTTGCCCAGCCCTTTGCTCTAAAGGCTTTCTGGCCGATAGTAGACCCATGAACACTTTTGCCATTGTTCCCTCAAGTTCGGATAGTGACGGGTTTGTCGAGCTATCTAGAACGAAGAAGGGGAGACTCTTTGAGAAGCACATCCTCAGCTATGGGGACCTTCTTTATAACGGGCGAAAGATCACTATTGACGATGAATTTTATCAAACTCTAGAGCGTAACTTCAAGAACAATGTTTGCGGGATTGTACAGATTCCCAAGGTTGACGACAAGAACCGTCACACCGAAGATCCTGACCGTAACATAGGTGAGGTCATTGGCCTTTCCCAAAGAGAAGGCAAGATCTACGCTCAGCTTGATGCAAGAAACGAAGCAGACGCCGATAAGCTAGGTAAGACCCTTTTGGGGGCCTCTGCTCTTTTCCACACTGATTACTTGGACACTAGAACCCAAGAACGTGTGGGACCTACTCTAGTTCATGTGGCAGTAACAAATCGGCCTTATGTAAATGAGCTGGATGACTACCAGGAAATCCTACTTTCTGGAATGGCCGATGGTAACGACGAAGCTGTTTTACTTACAGCCGCCCCTAAGGAGAATACCCCTATGCAACTCGATGATCTTCTTGCCACATTGAAGGCAGACCATAACATCGATGTCCCTGCGCTTCAAGAAGCCGCAGGAAAGGTTGACAAGGCTGTAGCTTTGACTGCCCGAATTCAGCAGGACCTCTCTGACGCGGGGTTCATTGCTCTTTCTGACACTGACGACGGACTCGCTTCCGCTGAAGAACTTTCTTCGGTCATTGAGGAGGCGGGAGCTCAGGTTGTTTCTTTGACTGCTCAGGTTGAAGAAATGCAAACTGCCACCGCCCGCAAGGAAGCAGAGTCTAAGGTTCAGAAGCTAGTTGACGATGCCTTCATTCTTGAGGACAAGTTTGACGCTTATGTCAAGCTCGCCATGAACGACCCCGAGACTTTCGAGGAGATCGTTCCAGATTCCGCACTTGTCTCCCTCTCTGACGAGCAGGGCAGTGAGCAAGAAGAGGAAGACCCCGATCCCACCGAACTAGAAGCTGAGGACGAGGACGTGGCAGTTGAGCGTATTACTTCCTACCCAGGCTTCAACTTCGCTTCCGCATAAGCGCATCAGCACCCGATAGGAGACAGTAACGACCATGGCAGAATATGTAGGCAACACCAGCCCTCAGCCTCAGTTCAATGGAGCGCTTGAGTTTAACCTCAATGAAGAGCTTCTCTACTCGACTAAGGATGGGTACGTCCAGAAGGGCGTTTCCCTTAAGTCCGGTCAGGGAGTCCTTCCTCTTGGTACTTTCCTTAAGAAGGATAGCGGTACCAACTACTACGTCAAGGCCGATGATGCCGCTGACGTTGTGGGAGTCCTTCGACAGACCACCGATACTGGAACCGACGCCGCCGCCAGTGCTTGGCAGGCCAACATTCTTTTCGGTGGAACCCTGAAGCACGCTCACGTTTCGAACGCCAACTCTGGAGTCACTCTAGGTGACGTTCTCAACGCACAAGTTAATGAAGTGGTTGGATTCTTCCGCTTCTAAGTTTCACAGTCGGGATGCTGAAGGTGAAGCTCGGACGTTTACTCCGAGCTGATCCTTGAGTCGCTCAACGAGAACTCAATAAGGCCAGCCAAGTGACCACTCTAGCGGTGGGGTGCAGGCCGGGCATCAAGTTTGATGTCGCTGATCCTGATGTAAGTATAGGCAACGACCAAAAGGAGACATACGGTGCCTGACATTTCGATTCTACAGCCCACAGTGCTGAGACGAGTGGTCGAGAAGTTCACGGCCCCTGAGAAGATGACCATGCTCAACATGGTTCCTCAGTCTCAGCACCCATTCCCCTCTGCTCAGTGGGAAGTCGTCCAGGGGTCGCGTGCTATTGCTCGTCCTAACATCCCCAACTCTGAGGCAAACATTGTTCCTCAGCGTGGTCGAGCTTCTCAGAGCCACACCTTCATCTACCTTCGAGAGAAGAAGATCTTCACTCCTACCACGCTTCTGTGGATGCGTAAGGTAGCTGAGAGCACTGGCGACCTTGCGGTTCTTCAGAACGCTGAACAGCATGTAACCCGCGAGATTGAGGACCTCAGCTCTCGTGCGGACAACTTCGCTGAGTGGGCTCTCTGGCAGTCCTTGACTGGTACCCTCCAGTATGACAACCCAGAGACCGGCGTCATCGCTGACGTTGACTACATGATTCCTACCGCGCACAAGCCTACTCCTGGCACCGGCTGGGACTCGGCCGGACCTACTTCTATCGTGGATGACATCCGCGCGTGGAAGAAGTTGATTCGACGTAACGGTATGGTTGAGCCCACTGATGCTTTCGTGACAGAGGCAACTCTGACGAAGATCTTCAATTCCTTCGTCACCGCAGGAAGCTCTGCCGGGGGACTTCTGTCCGACCGCATGAAGGACGAGTACTACACTACTGGTGTTCTCCCCGGCTTCATGAAGATGAACTGGCGGATCCAGGAGTCCACCTATGACGGGGCGGATGCTACTTACTCAAGCACTTCTCTCCGCTACCCCAGCGAGGACACTCCATTCCTCGCTGAGGATGCTCTAGTCATGGGTAACTTCAGTGCCAACCGTCCCATTGAGCTCATGGTTGGACCCACTGCCGACCTTGAGGCCCCCAAGAACTACACCGGCAAGTTCGTGAAGACTTGGCAGGAGAAGGACCCCTCGGGCCGACAGGCTCTGCTTGAGTGGAACATCATGCCAGTTATCACTCGACCCGAGCAGTTCGTCTACGTGGCTGACGTTACGGCCTAAGCCTAATTCCCTAGGCTCACTCAAGAAGCCCGGCTCCTTTTGGGGTCGGGCTTCTTGCTTTGTCTGAAAGGGCTCGAACCCTCTAATCCTAGGTTATAATAACTAGGAGAGCAGGCCGATGGTAACCATACAGTTACCCTGACGATCATGAGGGAATGATTCTTGAGCTCACTAGAAGAAGCAGAAACGTCCCTGACCAGTCCCCCTCCCCCTGAGCCTTGTAGTGTTGGTGAGTGGGTCTCTAAACAGCGCGACTCTCTCCAGAAAGCCATCAGAGAGGCTGAGGAGATGGACCCCAAGAAGAAGACTTCAATGGCGATCTATGAGACGCTGAAGAAGCTTGAGGGAGTGGATCCCTTCCCGGTCAAATACAACCAGTACCGCAAGCATAGGGTGAGGAAGTGTGGTTGCTATGAGTCCTGAGGAAGAGTTGCTGAAAGAGCAGGAAGTCCCCGAAGAGGACGACTTCGAAGACATCAAGCCTCCCAAGCTGAAAGTAGACGCTTCTGCTGAAGAAGGGACGTTTGAAGGCTTTGCGTCTCCGAATCCTCTAGCTCCTGATGAGTATGAAGACGCTTTTCAGAAAGTCTATAAGCTAGCAGGTCTTGATCCCGAGCAATATCGAATTGTCGAAGATACTGTCCGCTTCTCGGTATGGCAACAGTCAGCTAAGCCCAAAGGGGCAAAGAAGCGCGACCTCGTCACCCTGTACTCTTATAGGGCCCGCTTCAGGAGAGTCTCTGCTGTTGATCGCAAGACCGAGAAGTTGGTCGCGGAGCTTGCTGAGAGCGCCCGTAAGCGGCGTAAGCTAGCCAAGAGAACTCCTGGGACGGGTCTTGGTCCACCTTGTTCCTATACAGCCCTTCCCTCAGACTGGCAATTCGGAAAGAACGAAGTTCGAGAGCAGGATCTGGCTCATGGGGCAACGGGGGTGGAACAGACTACATGGAGGATTGAGAGATTCCTCGATTCTTCGGCTAAGCGGATTAAGGACCTTCGCCGCTTGGGAAGAAACATTGAGAGCGTTTCAATTGGGTTCATGGGAGATCCTACAGAAAATATTGCTGACTCTTATCCTAATCAAACTCATATCATTGAACTCAATTTGAATGATCAAATCATGAGGGCTTTGGATATGATGACTTTGGTCTGTGAAGAGCTATTGCCTCTATCCCAGGAAGATCCTAACGTCTTTGCTGTTCTGTGTAACCACGGACAGCTTGCACGCCGGGGAACAAAGACCAATGTGACAGATGATGCGGACAATGTCCAGAATCTTTTGATGTCTTTGTTGAGGAATCGCATCATTGGCCCTTCGTTTCCAGGAACGAACTGGTACCTGCCAGAAGAGAAAATGATCACGACTCTTGATATTGCAGGTATCCCCGTGGCGTCGGCACACGGGCACAAGATCCCTAGTGGGGCTAATGGCGAGGCAAAGTGGCTTTCTGCTCAAACGGCGGCTCTCGCAGACAAGCGCGGTTTCAAGCCTAAGCTCTGGCTTACCGCCCACCGACACAGTCATGATGCAAAGGACTACGGCCCTTATCACCGTCTTCAGGCGGCTACTGCTGATGGGGGATCTAAGCACTTCGAGGACGGCACTGGAACTTACTCCACCCCCGGAACTTCAGTCCTTGTCATAGGCCCGCACAATGAGCGTGGCTTCACCGACTGGGAGCTCCTGTGACTTTGCAGGACGATAGTAAAACTAGAGAATAGGAAGGTATCCCTCCATGGCACGACGCAAAACCACGGACGCACCAGATCTTGGCACAGTAATGGAAACCGCCGAAGAGTCCCAAAAGTCAGGAGAAACTAAGCCTGGAGTGATCAAGGTTTACTTCCTGCAAGATGGATTTACAGCTCTTGGAGAAGTTTGGTATAGAGGCCAAGACACTGAAGTTGTTGTAGGGTCAGAGGATTACGAAAAGACTAAAAATAGCCAGGGAGACTCCTGGTTAGATTTGATCTCTAATCCAGCGGCCCAGAAGAAGAAGTATGGGAAGGTCATGTTCTCGGAGAACATTGATGACTTGAATATCTAGAAAAAGGAACCTATTTCATGGCAGAGTATCCAGCCTTGGCCGTCAATGATTTGTCTGTGTTTTCGGGACGCCCAATCTCGGACTACCCAATGCCCTACTCATTGACTGCTCTGTCACAAGCGACTCTTCTTTTCAAGATTGCTTCTTGCCTTAAGACTTCTCTCCCTGATGATGAGATTTATATAGATCTGGCTAAACATGCGATTCTGTCTCTAGCTGACTACGCTGTTCTTTCTCAGCCCTACCAAAAGGCCGGAGCTAGCCCATTCAGTAGCGAGTCTATCGGGTCCTATTCATACTCTAAGATGGCCGCGAAGGCCCGGGCCGGACAAGAGCTGGGGGTCCCCTGGTTTGACTTGGCCATCCAAGAGATGGGCGTGTGTAATGAGAAAGATGATGCCTTCGCCTATGGGGGTATCGAGATGATGGAACACGACGGAGTTCTGGTTGATGGAGCTAGTCAAGGAAACCAGAGATTTATCTCCCCCCAGGACCATCTTCTTGCGCAAAGCTATGGGGTTGACCCAGAAGATCTACATTAGGAGAGGGACATGGATCATCTCTATCCCTCGGGAGTAGTTGTGGAGAGGCCTACCATTACTAATGTCAATGGTAGAGCTAGGAACACTTACTCAGAGGTGTCGATACCCGGAGGGGGTCCTCTTAAGTGTCGTCTCGATCTCCAGTTTGTGCGTGTGGGAGACGTTCAGCCCGCGCTCGTGGCTGGCAGGGCCCCTGACCGCTACGGAATTATGTTCTGCTCGTCTTCTTCCCCTATCAAAGCGGGCGATAGGATTCGAACAGTTTCTGGCCCCGTCGATGGGATCTTCGAAATCAGGACCATTCCTGACATGGCCGTGGACTTTGCTTCCATGCACCACATTGAAGTTCAGGTGTGGGAGTCTCACCGAGACCTTGATGAACTCTGGCCTGGGGAGTGATTATGATTCATATCACTAGCGACTTCTCGGCAATTGATCGTGAGATTGACCGAATAACTAATCGCCAGCCAACTCGAAAGATGAAGAGAAATCTTGATGCCGTGCTGGAGCTGGGTTTTGCTCAGACTCAAGCTGTGGTTCACGTAGAAACAGGTTCACTTAAGTCTTCCGGGAATTCTTCTTCAAAGAGTGACAGACTAACTAAGAGGTGGGAAGGAGAGATCCAGTATGGTGGTCCTTCCACCAGCATTAACAATCCAGTGGACTATGCCATCTATGAGAAGAGGCGGGATGGGGCGCACGATTTCTTTGCACCCCTTCATCTCCTCCACCCACTTTACGTCTCGGCTATCTTGAGAGGACTTGAGAAGTGAGTAAGCTTTCCTTGGCCGCACGCAATATGCTGGTACAGACTCCCGAGGTTCAGAGCCTCGTCTCTAGCGGGTTGATCGCAAGTGACTCTGAATGGGACAATGGGTGGGTTTTTGACAATTACATCATTCCCAGAGCTCTTGATGACAAGTCATACACCACAGCGGTCGTTGTTTCAGAGCGTGTCTGGCAGGATCCTAATCCACACAATACGATGAAGTTTCCCCTGCTGGAGGTCGATATTTGGGCGGCTCCTACGAGAGATAGTTCTGGTTCCATCATAGAGAGGGACGCCGACGACCTCATTGAGGAGGTAATGGCTGGGATAATGCCTTATTTCCACGCTATTGATCGAGGCGTCCCCGGCAGATCTGGAGACCCTCATATCTCCTACATGGGCTCACCCGGAGAGGTGAGATATTGGGGAACAGAAGATGAGATTCTCAATCATACAGGGGTTCCTATTTTCGACTCCACCCATATCAGCACAGAAGACTTCAGGGATGTTGAAGGCGGTAATGGGGTAAGGTACCGATCTTACCGCTTTGGCATCGAAACAGCTTAATCCAATAACTCACAGAGGACTTGATCCCATGAAAGTATTGCTAACAATCCCACTCTCTCGTTTTTCAGGTTATGGGAATGACGGAATTGGACTTACCCGAGCCTTAGTACGTGCGGGGGCAGATGTATATATCCGTCCGAAGGTGGTGCAGGCTCCCCTTCCTGCTGACATTGCCCAGCTTCTGACAAAGGGGCTTCGAGCCCCTTTCGATCTCACCATCACCCACTTGGACCCAGCGGCCTTACAGCTACCCCCCGACACCCGCGCCTCCAGTAAGATCTGCATCGCCTGGAGCATGTGGGAGTACACAGACTTTAGCTTCATGAGAGGTCGATCTAAACTCCGCGAGAATCTGCGAGACTACGATGCTGTAGTTGGGTATGACGAGGTTACTAACGAGTGTTTCCGCCCTTATTATCGGGGTCCTATCCTGAAGCAACAAGGTGGATATGAGCCGGAAGGTTGGGAGTATTTAGAGCGGAATTGGAATTCGGAAGACTTCTATTTCTCCATGGTTGGGGCTCCCCTTTCTATCAGGAAGAATCCATTGTCTGCTGTGAAGGCATTTGGCGAACTCAAGAACGAGAACTCCGAGTTTGACAAACATGCTAGGTTGATGTTGAAAACTACCCCTGACGACAAAGGACTTAGCCCCAAGATGGAGGATGTGTATCCGGGTCTGAGGGTGTTCGCGGATACTTGGACCCCTGACATTCTCAAAGAGTTCTATCGGAACACCCACGTACTTCTGGCCCCCTCCCGGGGGGAAGGGAAGCACATGCCTTCTCTGGAGATCCAAAGCACTGGAGCTCCGGTCATCGCTACCAACTGGGGTGGCATGACTGAATGGCTTAGCCCTGAGTATTCCTACCCAGTGGACTACCGGCTGTCCCTTCAAGACCCTATCAACAAGTCTATGACTAACGCTGAAGTCTCGGTCCCTCATCTCAAAGAGCTTATGCTTCATGCGTTCCAGAATCGAGATGAAGTGAGGCACAAGGGGTTCGTAGCTTCGCAGATTATCCCTCAACTTTGCTCCTGGGAGAATGTTGTAGGTAGGTTGATGGGCAAATTGAGGGATCTCGAAGGTGGAGAGGAACTGTGGGCCCGTTACCAGATAGCTCTTTCGGAGGCTGAAGATGGAGACGACTGAAGTCCGCTGTCCTGTAGGCCCCCGAAGATTGTTCACTAAACTCCTTAGCGATGGAAAAAAACCTACCATCACCGCATCCAACCTAATTGAGTTTTCTTGCCCAGAGTGTAAGAAGCTTTTTAGGACGCAACACAATATCTATTGCTCTAGAGTTTTACACCGCTATGATTTAGCCGGAGAATTGGTTGAGTCAGTTCTTGAGGATGCTCAAGTTCGACCTCGTGGCCGATAGTAGAAATAGCCGCTGTAAAGCGCGTTTCATTTGACCTACCCTAAGGAGAAACACTGTGGCTACCAAGAACGTTGAGGGGTTTTCTATCTCTCACGCCGCGATTCTCGACGGCCAGACTGGACTTGAAGAAGAGTTCGGTGATCTGTATGGTATCCGCTCCGGTTCTCTAGAGCTTGATCAGGATAGCTACGACAACACTGGTGACGACGGAATCCTCAGTACCTGGTACTGGGCTAACAAAGTGAACGTCACCATTCAGTCTGGGTACATCCCGTTCCAGACCTGGTCTCTGATTTCCGGCTCGAAGGTTACCTCTTCCGGGTCGGGAGCTAGCGAGATTCTGGAAGCCCCCCTTTGGGAGCAGAGGCAGATGAACACTCAGCCTCGACCTATGCTTGTGCGAGTCCCTTCTAAGGACTCTGCGGGTGCGGTTCGCCTTCTGGACTTTATCCTGTTCAAGGTTCAGTTCCAGCCTTTCAGCTTCGACGGACCTTCTTACAAGGAAGGTCTTCTGGTTAACTACAATGGATCCGCCTTGTTCTCGGACACTGACCACGAAGGCAACCAAGTAGTTGACTCTCAGACTGGGGATCCAACGACTGCCATTGGAAAGCTTATTTCCAAGGGAGTTTAAGTAGAACACGGAGCTAAGTTAGAGCTTCTTCAACAAATACAAGGAGAGTCGCGTGACGACCGCAGAAACAGATACAGATGCAATTGTAACCGAACCTCGTGCCCTCACACTAGAGAATGGCGTTGAGGTTCGAGTAGAACGAATTCGACTAAGACAGTTGATGAGGTTCTTGAAGATTCTCACTAGAGGTGCTGGAGGAGCCCTTAGCTCTCTCAGCCTTTCTGAGGACAGTTCTCAGGAAGAGTTTGCTACAAACATCTTAATGGCTACAATTCTTGCTTTCCCTGAGGCTGAGGATGAGTCGGTTGACTTCCTCACCTCCATGGTCTCCCCTGCTGGTCTTATCGAGGGCAAGAAGCTCTCTAAGGCTGAGATGGAGATCAACGACGGGAAGTACCAGGCTGTCATTGAGGCTCTACACAATCCAGAGTTGGATGACACTGTTGCCATCATCACAGCGATTGTTGAGGTCGAGGGGCCCCACATCCGTTCCTTGGGAAAACAACTAGCGACCCTGCTGAAGGCACAGAAGAAGTCAGAGGTCGCAAAGAAGCCCAACGCCTCCTCCAAGAAAACCTCGAACGCCTAGACCCCCAGGGGCTCTTAGGAGGGTTCAGTGTTGCCTATGACTTGGTTGCCGCAGAGTACGGATGGTCCGACGAGTACATCAATAACCTCCCGCTTGTTCGGCTTCATCAGATCGTTGCGGCAATCAGGACGAGAAAGTACTTTGAGTCCAGAGAAGAGGGACAACGCTTCTCCTGGTTGGCAAGGACGCTTGCTGCGTACGTTGCCGCTGGGTACATGGTCGAGGGAGATAACCCAGCCCTAGAGAAGGCTGGGACGATTGCCTATGACGACATTGAAGCCGCACTGCTTGGAGACCTACCTGAGAAAGAGGCAGAGAACAAGCCGGGTTCCTATGAGCGCCTACACATGCTCTTAGCCGGAGGCCCTAAGAGGGCGATTCAGTAGTAAGGGGAGAGCATGGAGAGAAACGAGACGAGGGTACTCTACAAAGCCCTTGCTGACTTCTCGGCTCTTTCCAACGCCGCCCGAAAGGCCCGCAAGGAAATCGCGGACCTCAAGAAGGAAGAGCGGGATCTCAACCGAGAGTCTGCCCGAGGCTCTAATGGCGCTGATAATAGGAGGAAGAACGAAGGAAAGCTCATTCAAGAGCAGATTCATTCTCTTCGTCAGCTCAACAGAGAACTTCGTGACACCTCCACGTCTGTCAAGGGCTTCAAGTCCCGCTTGGATGAGTCAAACACATCCCTGAATAGGGTTGGTTCCTCCACCCAACGGACCACTGAGCATCACCGCAACTACCGGCGAGAAACAGACCGGACAAGCCTTGTTGTCGCTAAGCTGAGGACTCAGCTTGATGGACTAGCCAAGGGCTTCAACGCCCTTCGTAACTGGCGTCCTCGGCTGATTCCTCCTTTCATTGCGCTAGTTCCTATCGTGGGAGGTTTGCTGGCTCTTATTAATCCTTTGGTTGCGGGTATTGGAGCTTTGGGTGTTGCTACCTTTGGCTTCGCCTCTAGTTTGGTATCCCTGTCAGGAGCCGCCCTCTCGGTGATTCCGGGCTTGACGGCTATCCTTACCTTGGTGGCCTCTCTGAAGACCGCATTCGGTGGGATTGGAACCGTCTTCCAGCGCTACAACGCTATGAAGGAAGCCTCTGGCGGCGGAGGAGGCTCGGCCCAAGCTGAGCTAACCCGGGCGGAGGAGCTGGAGCGGGCGAACATTAGGTATGCCCGAGCGCTTGAGAATGTCCGCTGGGCTCAAGAGGACCTCAACAAAGCCCGCGAGGATTACATTCAGCTTCTTAAGGACTTAGAGAAGGCCGTCAACGACGCTTCTAAGGCCGAGGGCATAGCTCGGGACAACGCCCGATTTTCTCAGGAGTACGCCACCGAGATCGCCGGAGATCCGAACGTTTCCGAGGCTGATCAGGTTGCCGCCCAAGAGTACGCTGACTATCTCAAGGAGCAGGCGGAAGAGGCCCGCGAGATCCGCATTGAGACTGAGAAGGAGCTCAAGGAAGCCGAGAGAGGCGGAGTAGACAATAATCGCCAGGTGATTCAGGCTCAGCGTCGTCTTGAGGATGCTACCTGGGCTGTTCGCGATGCCCAGTTAGCTCTCACCAACACTCAGAATGGAACTGCGGGAGCGGCCTCTGCCGCCGCCTCAGCTGAGGCCGCGTTCCGGAAGGCACTAGACAAGCTTTCTCCTTCTGCCCGCTCAGTGGTTGAGACCCTCATTGCTCTGAAGGAGGAGTGGGAGGATGTTCAGCGAACTGTTCAGGAGTCGTTCTTCAAGGAGATTGTAGACGACGCTAAGTTGTTGTTCGATCTTCTTCCTAGCCTGACTATTCTCTTGAGTTCTGCCGCTGGAGCCGCAGGTAGAGTCACTTCTGACCTTCTTCAGCAAATCACCTCTGACGAGTGGCTCGAAGATATTGCGTCTATTGCTGGTCAGAACGTTGCCCTCATTGAAAACTATGGGGACGCGCTTGGAAGTATTCTTGACATCTTCAGGAATATCACTGTAGCGGCTGGCCCCTTCGCTGTGGCATTGAGTGAGACCGTTGCTGATGGATTGGCTAGTCTCAGTGAGATTACGGCAACTGCTCGTGACGATGGATCCCTAGCAGAGTGGCTAGAGACCGTTGCCGATAGACTTGGCATGTGGTGGAGAATCATCAAGAATATCGGGAAGACCCTCTTCAATTATGGAGCGGCTTCCGCTGAATTTGGTGAGTGGCTCACTGGTAGTTTTGAAGAACAAACAGAGCGCTGGTTAGAGGCTTCTGAAAGAGCTCGGGAGGAAGACTCCAGGTTCAAGCAGTATCTTGAGGACCTCAAGCCTCTACTCAGTGAGCTGGCAGATCTGGCAGGAGCTTTCTTCGGCTGGTTTGCTGGGGTCTCCGCTGACGAAGACAACATTCAGAACATGAAGGATCTCTCTGAGTTGTTGCGTACTGATCTCGGCCCCGCTCTAGGTGAGCTTCTGGATCTACTCGCGGACTCAGAAATAGGCGAGAAGCTGATTGGAGCCCTTACAGACCTTGTCGAGTTGATTATTGACTTCCTAGAAAAGGGAGGCCTAGAGGGATTCGAGGAGTTCTATTCTGTCCTCTCCAGCATTTTCAATTTCTTCTCTGATCTCATTGCACTAACCCCAGAACCTGTTCTAAAGACTCTAGCCGTCACCCTAGGTGCTCTCTCAGCTATGACCTTCCTTGGTCTTGGCCGCATACTGAGTCTGCTTAGCCTTGTCCTTGGTAAGAAGCTGGCAATGGGAGCGCTCACTAAGCTCCTAGGAGCTTTTGGTTTGCTTGGAGGAGCGGCCACTCCTGTTCGTCCCCCCGGAGCCCCTCCTGTTCGTCCCCCCGGAGCCCCTCCTATTCTTCCCCCCGGAGGGGGTTTGAAGCCCGGAAAGCCTGCTGGCGGAGGCGTTGGCGGTTTCTTCGGTCGAGTAGTCAAGAGTCCTGTCGGTAAGGCTGGGTTAGTTGGCCTTATAGCGACTGCTGCTACTGAGGGTCTTGCTACGTTAATTGAAGACGGAGAGGGTACCAAGAGAGATCTAGCGGCGGCTGCAATTCGGGGCGCTCTCCTGGGTATTCCGGGGCAGATTTTCTCTATTGCTAATAGCGACATCGACTTCCAAAAGATCTGGGATGAAGCTATCGAAGGAGGGGAAGAGTTCCTTGATTGGGTAAAGGATCTCCCTCGTAGTATCGGTGTGCTTGTTGGAAATCTATGGAACGGTATCAAGTCCATAGGGTCTTGGCTTTCAGAGCAATGGGAAAAGTTCACCTCTTGGCTTTCGGAACTTCCTTTCAAGATTGGAGAATACGCCGGTAACGCCTGGAACCGTATGATGGGCATTGGCCCATGGTTAGGGGAGCAATGGGAAAAGTTCACCTCTTGGCTTTCGAACCTCCCCAGTGATATTTCAAAAACAGCTGGGAACGTTTGGCGCTTTATTCAGGGCATCGGGGGATGGCTCTCCCAGCGGTGGGTCGAGTTTGCTGGCTGGCTCACTAGACTCCCTGGGATGGTGAAGGCGCGAGCCGGAGACATCTGGAAGTCTATGAAGGGCATCGGGGGATGGCTGGGAGATCAGCTGGTTAGGATAAAGAACTGGTTCACAGCTCTTCCGAGAAGGATTAATGATTGGGCTAGTTCAGCCTGGGATGGTCTAAGCGGTTGGGCAAAGGAGATCTTTGGCGACTTCAAGGAAGGGTTTGACTCCACTCAACGGGGCGAGGGAAGAGGCAGTGTAAGAAACAACAGCACTGGTGGCTCAGTTCCTGGCTACGGAACCAACGATACAGTTCCTTCGATGCTTACCCCCGGAGAATTCGTCCTGAGGAAGTCGATTGTGAGGAAGATTGGAACTGATAACCTAAACAGAGTAAACGCTGGCATCATGTCTTTGTCAGAGGCCATGAACAGCTCTACTTCTTCTCGCCCAGAATCTCAGCTCTCTTTCTTCCAGAATGGCGGAGAGGTAGGAAAGATGGTAGGATCTTCCCGGGCCTACAAGCCTACTTCCATGGGAACAACCATCGTGAACAACTACACCATGGAGAATGTCAACATCAACAACCCAGTAGGAGAGCCCTCCGAGGAGTCCATTATTCAATCTGGACAGGAACTGGCCTTTGTAAATGGATGGGTGTAACTCATGGTAAATACTACACAGACCTATTGGGAAGTGAACGGGGTCTCCCTCAACACTTACGCACACAACATCTCAACTCTAGGTGGAGGAAGGACGAATGTTCCTCTGACGAGAGGCTCGAATATTCTCGTCCCTTATCGCCGAGGTGAGGTCTACATTCCGAAGATCGCCACCTCTCGCGACATCACCTTGGCTATGTGGGTAGCTGGTGTTGATGCGGATGGCAAGCCTGAAGGGTCGTTTGAGGCCAGATGGCAGGACAACTTTGACACCCTCAGGAGATTGCTGTGGCGAGAGAATGAGACCGTTACGCTCACGAAGAGATTCTGGCGCAGGGTGCTGACTTCAGCCCCGGGTGACCCGGAGGTGTATGAGGACCAGATCGTGACAGCCTCCGCAGAAGCCGAATTTGTGAGGGGGTTGGAGCCTTCAATGTCAGCTCCGGGGTTGGCCCGCACTACGGTGACCTTCACACTTCCAGACCCGTTCTTCTATGGAGCAGAGGAGACCGTGGAGTTTTCCTCAGACTCTGATACGATAGATGTGGCCGGGGACGTGCCAACGCAGAACATTGAAGTGGACCTAGGAGCCGGAGTCAGGATTGTGAACTCTTCTTATTCACCAACCCTATCGTTGAGAAGCAGTGTTGAGGCTTCTGTTGATGTTTTTAATAGAACTGTCTCTGGCCAGTCAGCGAACGCTCTCATCCAGTACTCCGGATCTGACAGCTGGTTCGAGCTCAATACCGGAGAAAATGACCTTGTTGTCACTGGTGGGGATGCCACCCTCCGCTACCGGCCTGCATACTTCTAAGGAGAACGACAGTGGCTTTATTGAATGAGCTTACTAGATCAAAGATCATGCTTAAACAGTTTGGCGGGGAAGACTACACTCCCACTGCCTCGTGGAAACTTGCCGCTGTCACTAGCGCCCCTGACGAGGAGGACGGCTCTGGTCTTGAAGAGCCTCTAGCTTCATCTTACGGTCGAGTCACTGTCCCTAACGACCTCACTACCTTTGAGCTGTCGCTAGAAGGAACTGAAGTGGTTAACTCTGAACAGTGGGTTTTCGGGCCAGCTACAGATGAATCCTGGGGTCCCATTTTGGGGATCGCCTTGTTTGATGCTTCCGATGAGTACATGGGGTACGCTCCTTTCTCTTCCCCTAGAATTGTCAACAAGAACGACCGGCTCTTAATAAAGCCAAAGTCATTTATTGTGGCTATGGAAACAACTCCCCTTTCCGTCTATGTAGAGGAAGCCCCTGTGCCTACGATCAAAACATCCCCTGACAACACTCGTTTCATTCTCTCCGTGGACGATGCAGGAGCAACGGTATGGACTGAAACTACCGCCTTTGGGCCTCCTACTTCTCCCACCTCCCTTACAGACACCGCTGGTGTTCTTTCTTGGACCGCATCTTCCGGCGACGGTGGCACTCCGATCAACTCATATACCGTATGGCACTACGACTCGGATAGTCTTCTTCAGAATTATGAGGTGCTTTCCTCCTCTGAGCTCTCGTACGAGATCCCCCTAGATGAAGTAGGGACCTTCTTTGTCACCGCCGAGAACATTGTAGGGGCCAGTGATCCTAGTAATGAAGTGATCGTTTCCTAATGTCCTCTCTTCACTATGGCCTATCCACGGCAGAAACTCCGCCCAACCTGAAAGCCGCGTCGGCCTCAGTTCTTGGTCTCTCTTTTGGCGTTTCTGCTGAGGTTGAGTCAGCTCCGGCTTATGTTGTCAGTGCAGAGGACACCAATGGGCTTGAGTTCCGGGTCTATGACCCAACGGGATCTACTTTCTTAGGTTCTGTTGCTAAGAGGAGTGTTGCTAAGTGGTCTGATGAGTTGAATGGCAAGGGTTCCGGTACCCTTGAAATTAACCTCACTGACCCCGCTGTTCAGGCTAACCCTAAGATCATTGCTGATGACAATATCATCAAGGCCCGTTTTCTTGGGGAAGACAGGTTTGCTTGGAGGGTTAAGAACGGAAGCACTACCCTCATCAGTGAAAGAGAGACAGAGGACGATAAGTCCGAGTTGAGTGGGCCCGGAATCCTTTCCGTTCTATCAGAGGGAATTCTTCGCCCTGAGTACCCAATTTCTGGGGATCCTACACGAGAATCTAGAGAACGTTACTTTGGCTACATGTCGAAGCATGACTCGGTTGAACTTACTAGTACTGTGGGCTGGATCGAAGAGGTCAATGAATTAACTTCTCCTTTGATTACGCAACTCACTGACTGGGAAATTATTCAAGGCTCTTCCGTGGTGACAAAGTCTCTGGGGCCCGCTTCGGTGGGGAGCTACTATGAATCTATGGAGTTCACATATAGCTCTTCCGGATCTACCGAAGTTGAATGTCGAGAGGCTTCCTCGGATGACATTTCTGTGAACCCGGGGGAGGTTCTTTCGGCGGGTCTTCTCTACTCTACCCTGCTAGGTGGGTCAGCTCGGGTAGGCTTGGAGTTTGATTCGGGTGGGTCTGTGTACGGGGATTGGTCGGTTACAGAAGCCGAATCCTCTTCTAATCTGAGTTTAGAGGGAGCTTTAGCTCCCGAAGGGAGTTCGTCTGCTCGCCTGGTCATTCAGCTCTCTTCAGATGAGCACGCTGATGGTAATGTTGTTTCCTTAAGTTCTCCAATTGTCAGTAGAACTGAGTCTGCTCTTTCCTTTTTCTCAGGCAATTCTGACACTACGGCCTCCTATTCACGAGAGTGGACTGGGTCGGAGAATGACTCCACCTCCATTCGATATGAGCGAATGCTGGTCACCTCTGATCGTCAAGCCAGTTGGTATGACGAAGATGACTGGACCCGAGATTTTGAGGCAATAAGGAAGCAAGACGCCAAAGGAGGGACAGGAGAGAATAGCCCTCCAGATTGGCCCGACCCCACAGCTTATTTGGTGTGGCCTTCAAAACCAACACGGCCTTCGAACCCAGGCGCTGTTTATTGGAGGAATGAGTTCTATGCCACTGAGCGGATGAGCGTGTTCGTTCAGGCGGCGGCGGACAACCGAATGCGTGTCTGGCTAGATGGAGCGGAAATTATCACGGCTGGGTTCAACGGCGACGCCACCGAAATCACTTCTTCTTGGGATGGGGTGATTTCTGAGGGTACTCATCTTCTCGCCGCAGAGACAACCAACTTTCAAAGCCCCACCCCGGGAGATAACTATGGGTGGTTCCTTTGCACTGTTATGAAGAAGATCTTGAATAAGCCTGTTGGTGTTGTAACGCATACCGACTCCTCTTGGTATGCCTACTACAAGGGAGACGCTAACGTTCCTTACAGGGACGAAGTCACTACAGGAACGAAGACAGTCACAACCGAAAAGAAGGTCTCGGTTAAGTACAAGGTACGAAGTGGGGACACTCTAAGTGCTATTGGTCGTAAATACGGGGTCCCTTGGCGGAAGATCTATAAAGCCAACAAGAAAAAGATTGATGATCGGGCGGCTCGGAGTGGTCTCCCTAATAATGGCCCTGGGTGGTGGATCTTCCCCGGACAGATCCTAGTTATCCCCGGAAAGTATAAGACCACAAGCTCAACGGCCTCGGTGCCCTCCACCAGCACTAAGCGTGTCTGGAGCGCGGGGGAGGCCTTGAGCACCAAGCGTCCCGGTTGGTACCCTCATCAGATTCTGGCCAAGGTTTTCTCTGAGGCGAAGAGTCGGGGAGTGCGCTCTTTAGCCTCTACCGAGTTGGGGTTCGCTTTCGGCTTTGACTCTGAAGGAGAGTCCTGGCCGACAGGACACGAAGAGGTCGTGGAGCGGTCCTTCCGCATCGCCTCCAGTGTGTATGAGGTCGCCCAGGAGCTTGTAGAGGGCGGGATTGACATTAGGATGGGCCCCGACCTTGTCTTGAGGGCCTACAACCAGCTCGGATCTTATCGAGGTATTGGGGTAGCCAGAGAAGATAGGTTCCACCTTCTAGATGTTGGGAACAGCACTCTCAAGTATAAGATCGGGCGCAGTACTGACCTCTACAACTCTCTTTTGATCGACACGGAACTTGGGTGGAGAAACTTTTCTACCCCCAACGGGGATGAGATCGGACTGTCTGAGGGAGGAGCCTCTCTGGGGGGGATGAACGCTGATAGGATTGCTCACGCAATTGGAGCCGAGCTTGAAGAGCTCTCTCGAAGGACAAAGACAGTTTCCACTACATTCAGGATTGTTCCCGGACGCCTCCCTTATGTCGATTTCGACCTAGGGGATATTGTTGTCGGTCATGATGAACAAGGCAATGTATTCGATGCTAGAATTACAGCAATAGGCATTGAAGAGAAGAGTGAATATGACATTCGGTGTGAGGTTGAGGCCTCAGGAGAAGGTTTATCATGACAGCTAGAAGACCCCAACAGCCCACAGGAAACAGGTTAATCCGGGCCCAGCAATCTACTTTCGACGGGACCCTGGGAGGGCGGCTTAGATCCGCTCGTCCTGTGGACCGCCAGGCCCCCGCTGAGCGCCTAAGTACCTCTCAGAGTGCGGTCGGTGGAGGTCAGATCTATCACTCCGTTAATGTAGGTCGAGTAGGAGAGAACGACTTTCTCATTGACCGTAATGGAATGCCTTGGTGGCCAACATTATCCGGATGGACTAGACTCTTCTCCCACTGGGGGAACGCCTATCCTTTAGCAGATAACCCTCCCCCTTGGTTTTCGGGTAACGATCCTATGGTTATGTTTGGCCTAGACGTGGCGACAGTGACAGATCCGGATACGGGAGGAATGTCTACCAACTCAACCATGATTGGGTCAGGAGTCCGCATGAGCTCCTATGGGTCCATAGCGATGGGCCTTGTAGTTGAGGCGATGTGCAACGAAGGGGTGGTGGCCTTAGGAAACACTATTGGGTTGGGAGTAGAGAATCTACAGTCCTTCGACTCTAAAGGACGTCCCACCGCTACTCCGGGGAGTCGTGCAAATATTGTTGCTATCGGATCAGATCTAAAAGCTCTTAGATCGGTTAATCAAGCCATTCTGATTGGAGTAGGACACCGTTACGATGCTCTCGATGACTCAGACGCGAGCGATGGTGTCTTTAGTATAGGAATGGCCAACTCTGTGCTAGGAGTTGCGAAAAATATCTTACAGCTAGGCACGAACAATCAGTTTGATAGTTCTAGTGGTACCGGGCCTCGTGACCTTACCCAAATTGGAACTTCTAATGAGATTACTCTAACTGACGGCGTTAGACCTAGCGATGTTCTTATGTTTGGTACGGGAAATACCTTAACCACGCAGGAAGATGACTGGAGAGGGAGCGGTCAAAGTTTTCTGATTGGAGTGGGGAACTCTACTGACTCCGGTAACTCTCTTGCTGTTGGACTAGGCAACAATATATCAAATGCTCATGGGGTTGTTGCTATAGGAACTAATTCTGACGTCACTGGGGCCCCTCAGTCTGTGGCTCTGGGGTTCAGCGTACTCATTGAAGGAACTTCAGAGTTCTCTGACTATTCTTCAGCGCAGGCTAGCTCAGCCAACGGGGGAAATGCTGTTGGGTTGGGAACAGCTATTGCTCTCAATAAGTACCAGACCATTGGGATCGGAACGGCCTTAGATCTTTCCGGGATTAAGTCTCACGTTCTAGGGAATGGTGTGGGGATCACAGGAGAAAGGTCTTGGGTGATTGGCTCCGACGTCTACCCGGCCCAAGACTATCTTCCGGACGGATGGGATCCTGTGGACGAGCTCCCTGCCAGCCCCCTGGCCGAGGACGAGTGGGGAGTCTTAGTAGGTCGAAGGGTCGAGATCAAAAGGTCTCCCCATACCATCCCTGATGTTTCTCCAGTGGGAGACGAGTCTACAGGCATCATTCTTCATTCTCCTGACGGCTCATCCTTTGTTATCACTGTAGATAATGCCGGAACTTTGGCTACCACAGCTTTGTAGGAAATCTTATGAAAAATTACCCTTTATACGCTGTTATACCCTGTCACAATGATTGTGAGCTTTCTAATTGGGCAGTAAGAGCTTTACTTTTCTCTGAGGCAAAGTTTGAGAAAATTATTGTTGTTGCAGACAGATGTTTTAGCCATGTCAATTCTTGGAAGTATGATGAAGTCTCTGTTATTTTCCTGGAGGATAATTCCGAAGGAAAGTCCGGAGCCCTGAACAAAGCTTTAACTCTCCTCTCTCTCTCCAGTCCTTCTGGCTTTTACATTCTATTTTGCGATGCTGATACCGTCATAGATCTTAGTCAGGTTCGGTTTCTACAGTCGGAGATCTCTGCTTCAGGAGTCAAAGCAGTGATGGCTCAAGTCTCGATTCTGAGTTCTGACAGTCTTCTTGTTGGATTCCAGAGGCTAGAACTACAAAACCAAATTTTGGACCATAAAAGAAATAGCTATCGGTCTGACATAATTACAGGCCAGGCTTCTATTGTGGACATGACAGAGGGCAGTTACTTTTTTGACAGTGGCTCTCTGGTAGAAGATCAAAGGCTCACCTATCAGCTGAGGGCTGAGTTTGGGGACGCTTCTTGCTTGGTCTCTCGCCACACGGGAGCAGTTACGGATCCTATGACCTCTTGGAAAGGGTGGTGGGCCCAGCGCCGAAAATGGAACACGGGCTCTCTCAATGAGGTGCTCGCCCAGCCTTTCTCACTGACCAAGCGTTACTGGCGGCGTCTTTTTAGTACCCTCTTCGACTTGAGTTTGAGGACCTCGGTCCTTCTTGGGGTCATTCTCTTCCCAAGCTTTTGGTGGGTGGGTCTTCTCCTTGTGGCCGTTGGCATGGTAGTATCAACCCCCTGGGGCTCAGTAAGAGTTCGAAGTGACCACAGGCCCGTACTTTTGTGGGAGCTCTACCAATGGGCTTTGTGGGCTAACCTGGGAGCCAGCTTGGTAAAACGAGGACAGCAGGGGTTATGGGAGAAGCAACGAGAAGCCGAGTCTAGGACGGGACAAAGTAGAGATCTCCTGGCCTCGATTGCGGGCTTGGGTCTGCTCTCCTTTGTTTCCTTGCTCCTGGCCCCTTTAACTATCCCTGTACTAGTTTTTAGACAGATCAATCGATTAAGGAGAAAACAAGATGAATCTGGACATAAATTTAGAAACAGCTAAGGCAATTATTGGAGAACAGCAGATTGCCCTCTCTCTTCTCAATAGAAAACTCTCTACTGCCTATATCCCGAACGAGTTAGGTCAGTTGCTTCATGGGGCCTGCGGGGAAGTTGGTTTAACCCGATCTGGAGATGAATTTCTAAGGTGTTGCTCTTGCTTCCCTTCTTCTGATCAGGCCGATAGTAACCAAGAAGAGACTCCCGAAAAAGACACTTCTGATTTGTCCTAGTGTCTGTATGGGTCACATTTTTACCGACCTTTAGGAGACAAGGATATGCAGGGATGGGACACATTTACGGCCTCAATTCCCGCAGACCAGGTTTCCTTCGGGGCACTGATCGGTTTTGTAGTGCTCAGTATCTTCCGAGGTTGGCTCGTACCGGGAAACCTTGCCAAAGACAGAATTCGAGATAAAGACACTCAGATCGAGTTAACCGCTCAGGAAAGAGATGACTGGAAAGCCGCGTACTACTCTAAGTCAGAGGAGTGCACGGAGTTGTCTCGCCAGAACGGAGAACTCATTGATGGTGGACGAACCACAAAATCTGTCCTTGAGGCCCTTAGAGCTCAAGCTACCCAAGGCCCACATACGGGGGGTCCAGATGTTTAAGAGCTTTTTCAACAGAGCTTTACCGACTCACCCCTCCTCCCGTGGTCTCTCTACCGAAGAAAGCCGCGAAGAGGCTAAAAAGGCCTTTCTGTCTTCAGCTACTTCAGCCCTTCACACTAGGAGTAAGGCTGGCGAGGTCTCCTCTCTGACAAAGGACCTAGCTGAGCTCAAGCTCCAGAATAACTTTGCCAAGATGATCAATTCTTCAATAAGGAGGACTTAGTATGACTTGGGTGGAAATCCTCACCAGAGGGGCCGCTCTTTCAGCATTACTGGGAGCGGCCCTTTTTGTGGGGTTCTATTTCAAGAGATCCCCTTGGGACAGTAACCGGGTAGGTAGATCTCTAATGCTTTTTCTTACTTCTGTAGTGGCAATGCTCCTGGTCAGCACAGTGTCCCTGTTTACAGGCGGAGACATCTCTGGGTATGATTACCTCAGACTAGTTACTTATGGAGCTGTCAGCTACTCCATCTGGAATCTATTCTTTACCCTTGTCTCTATTCAGAACTCTCCCACACCTAAAAGGTAAAAAACCCTAAATTAGTCGTTTCTCTCGTGATATACTTCTAGCATGAGTGGATTAGATCTGGAGAAGGGTCTCTCGGAATTCCTTGAAAAAGCGAAAGCATCTTTTCTGGCCGACCCCGGGTATGCGGAAAAGATTGCTCAGCAGGCGGGGGCTCTGCGAGTTAGGCGAGAGCCCGAGAATGAGGTAGACTAGGCCCTTCAAGACTTGGAGGGTAAGTGCCTAAATTTGACGTCCGGGGGCTGACAGACCGCCACCGTGAAGAGCTCGCTTGGAAGATCCATGAGATGGATGACTTCAATCTTCCCGAGCTAAAGGCGTGGAACTACGAGCTCTGCCGCCAACACAGAAATGGCTGGGAAGAGCCCTATTGGGACCCAGATTCTCAGCAGGAGCGCCATCATCTGATCATCACTCGACCCAAACCTGGGTGTCGCAAGTGTGGACTCAGATTTCGCAAGCATCAGCGAGTGGGAGTGGCCTGGTTATACCTCAAGAAGAGGGCCCTTCTCGCGGACACAATGGGTGCGGGGAAGACCACTACAGTTGGTGGTCTCATCGCCCTCCTCTTGGAAACAGGGGAACTACCCCAAAAGGGAAGAGTCATCATTGTGCCTCGGTCCCCGGCATTAATGCAGTGGTACACCGAGCTTCTCAGAATGATGCCTAATCTCAATGTGGTGGTGGCGACAGGAACAAAAACTCAGCGTTCTAATCTGTATGTTCAGAGTTGGGATGTTCTTCTTATCGGCCCCGAGATGATTAGAAATGACCAGGATGCCTTATCTAGATTCCCTCTAGCCGCCTTGGTAACAGACGACATCGACCCCCTACGAAATGACACCACAGACACTTCCATTTGCTTAGATTCTTTAGGTAGAAAAGCAGATAGATATGTCATTGTCTCTGGTACTCCTCTTCAAAAGCGCCTCCCTGAGATCTACAACATTCTTGATGGTGTGGGTGGTGAAATGATCTTTGGATCATTAGATCAGTTCATGAGCCGCTACGTCCGAAGCGAGCTTGTCACTGAGTACAACGTCAAGGACCATCGCCAAGAGACCAAGAGAAAGATCGTAGGTTATCGAAACCTCAATGACCTGAAAAGGCGTATGGCTCCTCTGGTCCTTCGCCGGACGGCGGCTGACCTGGATGACATCACCCTACCCACTATCAACTCTGATGACATCTTCCTCAAGCTCTACCCCTCTCAGCAGAAGCGCTATGACGATCTCAGACGAGAAGTTGTTCGCCTCTTGAAGGAGGGAGGAGAGGAGATTGAGAAGCACGTCAACGCCTTGTCCAAGATTCATTATGGAGCCGCGATTTGTGCAGGTCTCGCGGCTCTGGACGGGCCTGAGTTCGACGCCCCTGGAACCTCGGTGAAGTTGGACTGGATCATGGAGAAGATCGGGGAAGACGGCGATCTCGGAGAAGAGAAGGTGGTCATCTTTGCTAACCTGAAGAACACCGTTCGGGCCTTGCAAGACCGCCTTCGCACAGAGGGTATCGGGTTTGTGACCGTGTGGGGTGAGGAGGCCAACAAGTCCAAGCGGGCAGAGTCTCAAGAGCGTTTTTGGCAGGATCCCAAGTGCCGTGTACTCATTGGAACTCGGGCTATCGAGCAGTCACTTAACCTTCAGGTAGCTCGCCACCTCATCAATGTGGATATGATTCTCAACCCCGCGAGGATGGAGCAGTTGGCTGGTAGAATCAGAAGAGACGGCTCCGCTTATCAGCACGTTTTCGTTCACAACCTTTTGGCGGCAGATACCCAAGAACAGAGATATATGGCAATGATTGAGAGAGAAGCCGCCCTCTCTTCTCACGTTTGGGATGAGAACTCTGAGCTATTCAAGGCTCTCAGCCCCCTTGACCTTCTACATCTCATTAGTGGAGATTGACATGAACCCACCCTTGAATGACACGCAGAGAAAACTTGTCGAAGATAACATCGACCTAGCCCGTCATCTTGCCCACACTTCGTGGAGGCGAATGACAGCTGGAGTGGAACTAGACGAAGTCCTCTCTGCCGCCTACCATGGGCTGACTATTGCCGCCCGTAACTACGACCCCATGGCCTTTGATAGATCCCAGGAGTCTATTGACAGCGGGGTGGCGTTCTCTTCCTACGCCAGGAGAAGGATTCTAGGGTCAATCCTGGACTGGCAAAGGTCTCAAGACCATGTCCCTAGAAGACAGCGCAAGGTCTATAAAGAGATTCAGGAACTTGGATACGAGTCGGGCGTGCCTTTAGAGACTATTTCTTCGAAGCTGGATCTTCCTCTAGAGAAAGTTAAGTCTATCATTTCTCGTGTGGAGAGTTCCCCGGTTTCTTTTGACAACCATATTCCTAATTCAGACGAGAACTCAGGAGGGGACTTAGGGTTCCAGGTCGAGGACCAGAATGACCTGGAATCTTCTTCGTTGGTTAAGTTGATCTCTAAGACTATGACTGAGGCATGGGAATCTCTTCCTCATGAGCAAAGATTGATTGTGGCCCTTCGCTACTATGCGGAAATTGACCTCTCTGCTATTGCCAGCCTGCTTGACTCCTCGTTGGAGTCCGTGCGCTCTTCCCATGCCCTGGCCGTGGAAGCCTTGCACCAAGCCATGCTGTCTGAAGTCTCGGGAGAATAGCTATGGCTGACCCTGTCGAGCACGCAGAGATTGTTCTCTCAGCCATCATCCCTGGACGTCAAGATCTTCTGGAGAAGGCTCTCACTCGCCTATCAGGTGAGCACTTTGTTGATCAAACTCACCGGACCCTGTTCCTCGTTTTGGAGAGGTACTATCACAGCACCGCGCAGGTCATTCCTCTCCACTATCTGGACGATCAGGTCTCGGGGAAGGGGGACCCCGCTAAGAGGGCTCTCTTCTTAGAGACCTATCAGACCCTTGAGTCTCGCTCGGTCTCCGATGCCGAGTTCATTTGGTCCACAGAGCAACTCCGTGAACTCGCGGCTCACCGGGCTACTGGTAACAGTCTGACGGAGGCAATGGGGATCCTCCGTCAAGGCAAGACTCTTTCTAACGGTGATACTCTCCGAGGGGCTGAAGATGCCCGCGATTTTCTGTTGTCTTCTCTGTCTCAAATCGATAAGGAGCTGAAGCTTCAGTCTGCCCCTGAGGGGGACATCAGAACTGAGACAGACGCATTGCTCGATGAGTATGCAGAGCGCAAACGTTCCTTGAAGGAGGGACGCTCCGAGGGAATCAGGTTCGGGATCCCCGAGCTAGACGCCAAGGTGGGCGGGATGCAGAATGGAGAGCTGATTCTTCTAGCGGGGTACTCCAGTGATGGAAAAACGAGCCTTGCGGTGCAGGCGGCTTGGAGTGCGGCCATTGAGCAGAAGAAGAACGTCGTTTTTCTGACGACTGAGACTCTCCGTCCTCAGGTGGCCCGCAAGGTTATCGCCCGCCACTCGAAGATGAGTCTTTTTGACCTCCCGATGGGTCTTAACACTCGTGACCTGAAGGCAGGAACTCTCTCTCCAGCCCATGAGGAGAAGTACACAGAGGTGGTCAGGGAGTTTGGGTCGAACCCAGAGTACGGGAAGGTGTATGTGGCTCAAGTTCCCCGAGGATCCTCCATTGCTTCCATTGAGCAGACCCTCTACCGGGTCCAGCGTCAATTTCACATTGACTTTGTGGTTATGGACTACCTTGCCCTTCTCCGCTCGGATAGCAAGCGTCCGACGACTCGGGAAGAGCTGGCGGCGATCATGAAGGAAGCCAAACAGGTATCTACCACGTTTGATGATGGGCGCGGGGTTCCTTTCCTCTCCCCCTGGCAGGTCTCTCGGCTGTCTCGGGAGAACGCTGAGAAAATTGGAATGTACACCAGTGCGAGTCTTTCTGAGACTGCTGAGGCCACCAACTCAGCTGACGTGATCGTTTCTTTGTTGGCTCCTACCGACAACACTGATAGGCACGCTGAAGTGACGATGCAGGTGCTGAAGAACCGAGACGGGGAGACAGCTAACGGCATCATCGTTGAGGTAGATTACGCCACCAGCAGTTTCCGGGGGAGGAACTCCGTCCCCACCTCGTTTGGTGGGGGGTCCTCCCAAGGCGGTCTGGGGAGCCTACTTTAGCTTGACCCTTGGGGGTCTTGGTGGTAGAGTGGCCAGACACCGATAAGGAGATCACATGTCTAAGTTCTATGACAATTTCGACAAGATGTTCGTTACAGCCTGGGTTATATCTGTAATAGCTAGTCTCACGATGCTGGGAGTTGTTGTGTGAGACATTGTCACTCTCGTCACCCATTTCACAGGATAGTTCGATGTCTAAAAAAGTGAAGCACGAGTCCTTTGAGGCCTGGGAACAGGAAGATGACGAGGGGTGCTTGATTTGCCCCCTTTGTCTGAAGAATAGGAATCACCCAGGTGATTGTGACTGCGGGTGTGAGCTCGCTCGAACCTATTGGTTTTCCAAAGACTTGGGTATTAAGGACGAACCCATCAT